TTATGAATCCTTTCTCGAAGTACGCTTATCGGTTTCTATGGCTTTGATATACCCCTTATTATTCCTGATAAAGAACGGCTCAGACTTTGCCCTGGCATACTGCTCTCTGTGGTCTGTCACCCATTTCTTGAATGAGTCGGGAATATCCTTCACTGTATTGTCAGATAAGGCTGGCCCAAGGTCTTCTTCAGCCATGCGCCTCTTTTCCCGGTCAATGAACTCCTTCGTGCTGCTTAATATTGGAACGGCGTAACAGCGGCATTGAGGATGCCAGCCGTAGAACTTGAAATTCTTCGGGTAACGTCCGACCAGGGAGTCACACATCGGACATGAAAAGACATGGTTTGACCGGCGTACCTCAAAACCCACAACAAAGTCCAACTGCCTCCAGCGTTCATGGTCCGATTGCCTGTAAGCCATGTTCACTTCTGTCCGGGCCAGACGCATCGCATTCATGTAACTACTCCTGTAACTGCCGGGACCGGGCGAATACTTCCTTGCCTGTTGGCTTAAAATAAGCTCCCCCCGGTTATCTCTGACCTTCCTATACAGTTTATCGGGTTCTTTGAGATAATGCCTTAAATCAAGGCTGAGCTGTGTAGCTGACCTCCCTTCAGCCAGTCCGGCATCCACACCCATTTCCAGCTCCCCTCTTAGTTGGGTTGTATACTTCCAGATACGGTCAGACAAATGCAGACCGGCAGACTTCCGAGTCTGGAATGCTGCCAGTGCCTCCAGATTGCGGTTGTATAGATGCTCCAGCTGCTTCCGTTTGAATGAAGTCGATTTGAGTATCCTGTTGACAAGCTGGTCATTCTTCTTTGAGGCCAAATCCCATTCTTGTTCAGTCGCATCCCGGAGTGTGCTTGTCAGCTTCAGGTTGAATGAATTAAATAGCTGGTCGGCTTTCTGCTTTGTCTGGGGGTAGTCGGCAAAGATGAATGGCTTGGTCAAATCGATATCAGTACCGATAACAGCAACCACGCTGGCAGCTTCTCTGGCAGCAAACATATAAAGCTGCTCGATCTTCTTCACATAAAGCCCTTCGAGTTTCTTGAAGTGCCGCTGGTCGTAATTTATTTCTACTGGCATCGATCCTGGCTTTCACTTATTCATTGGTCCCTGCTGTCTCAAATACAGCGGAATCATTGGCCCTCTTTTCTTCATCCTGCAGCTGCTGGTATTCCTGCTCTATGTTTGTGACCAGCCCTAGCTTTTCAATGCCGGTCTTTTGCGACATGACAGGTTTCTGAGTCGCCTTCGTGATCTTGTCAATCTGGGCTGTTTCATCGTTCTGGACGAAGGGCGTAATGATATGCTCCACCTCTAAGTCCATGATCGTGTTTTTCCAACCGCTGTTGATCTCTCCCAAAAATGCCTTAATAACGTTGCACTCCCGGTCAAAGAATTCAATCAGGTCTCCACTTTCGTCACCAACCTTCAAATGTGCATCAGTGAGCAGGGTCTTCCTTGCTCCCTCAGTAATTGCACTGATCGACTTTACATTGTCGAATGACAAGTTGGGTAGCTGCAACTCCTCCTCCATACTCTGCTTGAGGGTGTCGGTGTAATACTTCATTGCCTCAATCTGCTGACTCCATGTAACGTAACTGATGTCTCCATCACCGTCAAGTTGGTAAACTTCCCTTGCGACTTCATTCGCTGGTTGGCCTCCTATGAGCTTGCCTTTCACTTTCAGGATCGGAGCTGAGTTACGCTTCAGGATATCGCTTTCCCTTGACAGAGACAGCTCCATCTGGTGTACGTTACCTGTTATATCCTCCCAGATCGGAATGGGCCGCCAGAGATATAATCCAGGTATCTTACCGATGCTGATACTGGAGTCTTCACCACTGAGGTCTTCCCATTTGCCAGTGCCTTCCTGACGGTAAACCTTCTCCTGCTCACTGGTGTAAAGGTGGAAGTAGGTCATCTCTTTTGTGGCTTCAGTGACTTTGTACTCATAGGCCAGACCTATCAGGTCTTTGTACTTGTCAAAGACTGGATAAATATTTGCAGTGGATAGCATTGAGAACTTGGCGTCCATTGGAGTAAAGGTGTTGCACTTCAGTTTCCAATTGGAGTTAAAACCATAGTGCTTGTTCTTGCCTTCCAGTGGATACCAGATTGTCATTATCTCACATGCAGCAAAGTATGCCTTCATACGCTTACGGTTTACTGTGTCGATACGGGCCTTCGTGTACACCGCCTCTATTGCGTCAGCCTGAGCCTTCTTAACCGGGTCTTCATCGGTTTTGTAGAGTCGTTTCACTGGGATCGCAAAAGCCATCTGGGTCATTCGCTTGGATGATAGCTTCTGCATACCGTAAGTCACTCTGGCAATCTTTTCCACTGTACCGTCCGGGTATGTTTTGTCCTTTCGGCTGGATTTGTCAGTCACGATTTCGTGCTGCTTGGGGTCATACTCCTTTGCCAATGTCTCCCATGAGGGGACCAGCAACGTCTTACTCTCTTTAATAGCAGCAATGATGTCCTCAATTTCACCTTTAAACTCTATTGTGTCCATGTCGTTATCTGAATATGTTTAGTAATTCTTTCTCATCAACTTCTTTGGCTGCATTCAGCAGATAGTCGGCTGCATAGTAAATAAGGTCCACATACTCATCATGGGCCTTTGTGGGGAAGCCGGTTATCTCTCCGACAAACTCATCATTCCAGTTGTCTGCGACCAGATAGATTTTTCCGCACTCAAATAGGGGACTGATACTGTTCAGCCGGGTTTCCTTGGAATCTCTTGGGGTGGGGGTGGAGCAAACGTTCAGCTCAGTATCCCTTGCCAACTGGTCCACCACGCTGATCCCGTTGGCCTTTGGTTCAATACGGATGGAACTGCTGCTGGTGTATCCATGTGCTTTGACATATCCCGGAATGAACTTAATGAGGTCAGGGAAGCGTAGGCTCACCTTCTTGGCTGCTACAATGTAAAGAGCGTTTTCAATCATACAGGCGCCTATTATTCCTGAGGGGTCATTCTCGGCGCTGTCGGTGTATGCGGTGTCAATAAAGAAAATCACTGGTGGGTTAGCATCCTTTGCCATGCGCCTGAAGTCAGAATAAGAGACATATTTAAACCACTCGTTCTTTATAATGTTACCACCTTCAGTTACCGGGTTCTGATCGAACTGACCAGAGTAGGCCCTGCTTCCTAGATCGGTCTTGGCTTCAGCAAGGACCTTCCTGCTTAGTCGCTTTGGGTCTAACATCCCGTTCACGTAATTACTCCGCAGTGACTCTGGTTTGATGCTTCCAGTAGCTTCAGCTGGTAGGCAGAGATGCCTTACCGTATCCTGCTTTTGAGCAAGCAAATAGCCTGTCACATCCTGCTCGTTCAGCCGCTGCATGATTGTTATCATGGGCGTGTTCTCCTTGTCAACCTTACGACTGGAAAGTGTTTTCACATGCTCAATTGCCTGAAGCCTCAGTAACTCTGAGTTGGCCTGTTTCGGGTTCTGAGGATCATCGTTCAGAATGATATGAGCATGGAAGCCTGTAATGGTGGACCCGGTTGACGTTGCATAACGGAATCCGGTTAGCGTGTTCTCATAGTTCTGCTTGCCACTCTTATCCCTTCTGATCTCCACCTCCGGGAATAGGGCCCGATACTTATCTGAGAGTATGACGTCCTTCGACTTGGTGGCGTGTTCTATGGAGAGAGAGTTGGAATAGGAATTGGTTATGACTTTGATCGTAGGGTCGATTGTCCAAAGCCAGGGGTGGAACATGATCGTGACAATCGTTGACTTGGTGGTCCCCGGAGGGATGTTAATAATGAGATCGTAAGGCTTTGGTAGACGTTTGACAATAAACTCAGACAGCTTCTGCATCTCATCACACAGGTACTCTATGTGCCAGTTCTCTGAGAACGGTTCTTTGATGATGACCTCCCAGAACTGGAGAACAAAACTGTAAAAGCGGTCCTTGCAATCTTGTGCAAGTACCATCCTTCCCATCTGGATATATTTTTCATCCTTGGTCATTAAAGCTTTTCTCACCTATCTTCCGCAGAACGTCCCTTTCAGCCTGGGTTAGCTTTGTCAGGTCCAGTGACGGCAGACTGATCAGATCTCCTCCGTCTTTGCCGGTTATCTCTCGGCGGTCCTTCCACAAGTCCGGCCTCCGGTTCTTTAACCAGAATATCATTGAAGTGGGATCGGAGGCAAGGTGCTTGGTTGTCTTCCGGGTTTTTACTACCGGAGCTTCACCTGATACATCCGTCTCGGTGGTGACCTCCATGTACTCATATCCGTTTGACCGGCGGTACAGGTTTGCAGCCACGTTACTGTCAGCAATAGCCTTCCCCTTTTTTATGGTGTCCATAAACGTAGGATACATGTGCCTCCAGTTGTTCAGGGTGGACCTTCTAATGCCCAGAATGTCTGATATTTCGGTGTCAATTGCGCCCAACAGACAGAGCTTGTAAACAAGTTGATCCGTTTCTGGCCCCTTGTACAAGCTCTTTCTGCCACCTTTATTCTTCACTGGCTTGTTACCCATTAAACAAGTCGGTTTGTGTCACGAAAGTATTTTTGATCATATTAGCGAACATCCAATTTCGGCACGTGTTGAACAATTTATTGTGGGCCTGTGGATGGTTGGGATCGATTGAAGTGTTATAAATCGGAATGCCTTCTGCATTTTCAATCAGGCAGTTGACCCTTTCATTATCAATGATTATTCTGGAACCGGTCTTCTCCCTGAAGGCAATGTGAACATTGTTCTTCCAAATCCAGTCTTCATGGACTGCACAGAAATAATAATACTGGTACCCTTCCTTCAGGTTGATATCGTAATAACCCTTTTTGTATCCTTTTATCCGGGGGTCATTGGTTCCCAGGAATGCTTTCATGCAATGTTCAGACAAATTTACTCCAGTGATATAGCGGAGCCATTCAATCCTGTAGGTCTTCTTTAATTCAAGTCTTTTAATGGTTATCATTTCATACGGTTTATAAGGATAAGATAATCATTATCAGGTTAGTATGCAAATATCGACAAGCATATTTACATCAATTTGAGCAATTCTTTTACTTCGTTTTGCCTCCCGTACCGCTGGTTGTTTGGCAGGTCCAGATCAAACTCAAAGTCGATTGACTTTATCATGTCCTCCCGGCTGATGTCGCTGATCTTCGTTGCACCTACTCCGTAATACCCGGAGCTGATGTACCGGTTGAAGGGTAGCAGGTTGTTTTTGGTGATAATAGCATCGACCTGGGCTTCATACAGGAACTTTTGGAAGTACCACTGGCCCTCCCTGAGAATAGCAGACAGCCCGTTGGTGTCCGGGAAGTGAATATACCTTTCAATTGTCGCCGCCTTCTTGTAGTTATACCGGCCCTCAATATCTTCCCTGCGCCGGCCTGAAAAGAATATCTTTCCTCCGGGCTTGCAGAACGTATTGAGGCAACCCATCACAGCATCTTCAGCCTCCTGACTGTTCACACTGTTTATGACTGCATCACATATCACCACATCAAACAGGCCATGCCGTTTAATACTCTGGATGAACCTGTCGATCATAAGCTGGCCCCGTTCAATGCTTATGCCGACACGATTATGATTGAAGAACTCCAGACCGACTGTATTCCGGTAGCCCAATACTTTGTTCATCTTCCCTATGAAGGCTCCCTTACCGCAACCAAAGTCCAGTACATGAATGCCCTTCCCCAGCTTGGCTATTGCCGGCAGGACCGTCCGGTATAAAGGCGACCAGTCAACACCACCGGCCCGGTTCGGTTGGGCCAGTCCTTGGACATAATCTTGCCTTTCAACCTTCTCGTAATTGAAGACTCCGTACTGCCGGGAGAAATAGTACCTGAACTTGCCCAGTTCTTCTTTGTTGATAAATGAGACGTGGACGGGAGCGTTCAGTGTCTTACAGGCATAGATGTAATTGTTCCCGAAAACCACTTCTCCTTCGCAGACAATCGCACAGAGAGGATCGCCATATTTGATCATCAGTCGGCAAATCTCATTGGCAACTATCACGTTATAGTCTGGACACTCAAAACTCTTTATCGGTAAGGTATGGAAGCCACTTTCCCGGCTCTCGCTGCACGTACCGCTGACTTTCGGTTCGTACTCAATACCGTTGTGGATCTGGTTGAACAGAATCTCATCATGCAGATCCACCCCCCTGATATAAAAACAGGGAACCTCCTTCATACTGATCTGCTTGGCTGCAGTTGTCCTTTGGTGGCCAGCCACAATCGTCAGGTTATCCCGATTGATAATGATAGGTAAGATGAATCCCAGCGTTGTGATGCTGCCGATCAGGTCAATAAGACCCTGTTCCGACAGCTTGCGTGGGTTATACGCTGCCGGTTTGATCTTGGCTATTTGTACTGTATCAAACTCCATTCTCTTTCATTATTGCGGTTACAAATCCATAAGACGTTCCAGTGTTCTCCGTATGCCTGTCAAACTTGTCTTTTAGATCGTCATATTCTTCTCTGGTCATTGTGACGCTGACACTGCCAAAGCTGAGCTTGTCAATTACTCTGGGTGCGGCTCCCGGCTTTGACGGAGGTAGAACCATGCTGGGGTCCAGCTGTTTCATTTCATCATTGATAACGTCATAAAGCAGCAGCTCTTCCCGACTGTACTGTTCATTCAGCATATCCAGATCAAAGGTCCCGTATGCCAGATTGTCTTTTATGATCAGCTCCTTCTCCCTGTCTTCTGGCAGTTCGCTGAGCAGTACTGGGACCAAGGGGGCCTTCCTCCAGTTATCCCAGGAATCAATAAGTTGGTTCTGTTCTTCGGGAGCCATAGCCTGATACTTCATATTGTCAGCCAACTCAGTCCTGATCTCTTCCCTGGTCAATGTCAGGATATCAATATAGCAGTCACGCCGCTGGTTCCCGGATAAGATTATGTTTGCCTTTGTGATTATGAGGGGCCGTATCTGAATCATTTTCGTGAACGTAAGAAGGCTGTGTAACAAAAGCCTCTTTGCTCTCAGGTCGATTACTCCTGGATTAATCGGGTTCGGGATCAGTGTCCTGATGTCTATTTGCATAGCAGGACCTCCCTTACAAAGAATTCGTCAGACCCGTTTCGGTCCACCGACGAGTTATATTGCTCCATGAGATAAGTAATTTCGGATTCGGTTAAGATTGACACGACATAGCCACATTTGAGCTTATCCAGTCCTATCGGATTATTCTCAATGTTCTTGTCATTGATCTTGTCTTTGAAGTCGAAAAGGTTCTGGTCTACGTTCCCGGTGTAACCCTCTATTTCGTTGATGTCAAAGTGTTCCTTCAGGATGTCAGTGTTATCGTAGCCTGATCGCACGTTGTCCCTGACAATAAATTCCTTCTGCTCGGCCTCTGTCAGCTGGTCAGCAATGATAACCTCCGTGACTGGCTTGCTCAGCCATTTCTCCCAATAATCCAGTATCTCAAATTGTTTGTCGGGGTGCATTTCGGTGTACCTATCGATACTCAGCAGCCGGTCCAGTAATTCGTTAAAGTCCATCCCTGAAATAGCCTTCAAAGCAAGAAACCGCTGGTTGCCCCCCAGAATGACTTTCTCTTTCGAGACGACTATGTTTCTGTAGGCCAGCATATCGCTGAATATTAGGATGCTCTCTATGAGCTTATCCAGCATGTATTCAGTGATGACTCTGGGGTTGTTCTTGTTTACTTGTAGCTGAGATAATTTGACTGTTTTCTTCATTGTCTGGTTAGGCATGACAAATAGAGAAATGCCTTGACTGCAAATAACGGCCTCCCCTAATTGATTAATTTGGATAAAAGTACGCTTAATATGGCTCATTAAGCAATAGATTAACTATATTTTTATCTTCATGGGTAGATTGGCCTCATTCCACATCAGTAAAATGGCGTCCCGTTCTTCACTGTTTGTTCGGTTGGGAAGACCAGGAACGAAGTACGCCAGCTCTGCATGTGTGATCTTCCCGTCTGGTCCTTTCCAGCATTTCTTCAATGGTCGCTGTTCAATAACGTCAATACCTATTGCCTTGCAATATTGCACGATCAAAAGCCCTACTTGATGGTTCCTGCCTACATTATACCCTGTTTTGGCTATAGCTCCTGCTCCCCGGACCTGTCCGTTACCAATATGCCAGTTATGGGAGATGAGCCAGCTTGCTTCTACCACTACCCGAAGGGTTATCCTGTCAGCGGTGGCCTGATCTTTGGCTTTTCGCAGAGCTTTAATAAGCTCCGGGAATGTGAGGGTATCGTAGGCTATGCCCATTGTCTTGCGGTCAAGCTGGGCAAAGCCGCTTCTATCCACATCCGGGTCAATACCAATTATGACATCAGGCTTGACCATAGCTGCTCCTCTTTTTTGTGTTCAATAAAAATACACAATTGCGCTTATTAAGCAATGCTTATGTCAATTTTCTTTCGCGTTGTTGCCATTTTGTTTGTTGGATAAAACCGGGGATTAGTCATTTGTGGGTTATTGTTTAGGAGTATTTTGTTAAGAATATCAACGATAGAGTACCCAAAGCAATGCGCTGATTTGTCCAATACAGATTCCTAGACAGTTCTATTTATTTGTAACCAGCACCTGCATGAATTTATTTATTCCTACCTTTAAGGTGCAACTGTAGTAAGACTGTGAATAAAACTCTAGTTGGTTGGCTCCAATAATATGAAACAGAGGCAAACATAATATATACATTATCAGTAGTGTCTACTTAAATTATTTAAAAATCTTCTGTGTCCCTTTAATACTGGGGAACTTAGCGTATATGACCAAGGTGTCGATTTGAATTTAAAAGTGATTGAAATGCATAGTATGATAAATTTTAAAGATTCATTACTAATTGATTATTAGTCATTTGACAATAGTTAAGTTTTTTATTCAATTAATTAACGATTTTTAGTGGACACTAATGATACATTATGAATGTATTCAATTCTGAAAATATAGAGCTGATTCAGCAAATAGTCATTCTAATGGCAGGAGTTATAGCCCTAATATTAAAGGTTAGAGCTTCAATTTCATTGAAAAATAGAAAATTGGATTTAAAGCATGACATTGAAATTCTTGATTTACTAAAGAAACAAGGGAATATTGATATAAACCATATTGAAGATAAAGTTAAAAGCGATTTAGTCTACTTATATGACAAGTCATCAATCAATGAAAATGGTTTAACTACTTTCTTTATTGGGGTTACAATTTTTGTTGGATTTGGCTTATGGTCCTTAAATATCTATAATAATAATCTTGGATTTAGTGGATGGATAATTCTTACAATGGTAATGTCTGGAGTGGGATTATCAATGATACTTATGGAGAGTCCAAAAGTCAGAAAAACTCAACCTTTCTTAGTGTTTGGCTTTTTTGATAGGCCAAATATGGTAATTGGATTTAATATTATGCTGATTTCTGGCATTATTTTATTCATGCTGATTATGAAATTGAAAAGCTTTTCATTTTGGGAATTTCTGAGCGGATTATTTTTTATACTTGGGATATTTACAGTAATCAGAAATATTAAAATAATTAAATAGCATTACTGCTGGCAACAGATGGTATAGAGCATGCGGGTTACATCGGCTTTCGAAGGTTTGTGAATCGTAAAATGGGTCGATGTTAACTGATAGGAAACAGCTTCGTTATCCCCAACTACACCATACCCTCAATCGTCGTGCACAAGATAATTGAACAATGACATAATAAACTAATTAGCTTTGTAATTCAAATTGACAAAATGATATGAATAAAAGCAAAAAATACCCTTATACTTTTTTCTCTGTTAATGCAATCCGGGAGGCTATTATTGAATTAGAAAGGATATCAAATGTAGAGAATTTACAGCCTTCAACTTTAGATATAAGTTTTGGAAGCGAATCCTGGGAGCACGATAATATTTCAGAATTCTTTAGCGATTATATTAAAAATCCAGAAAGCCTCTCACTTAATATACATCACGAAAGAAATGGATTTGGATTAAGATACCATTGTTATAAGAAAACTACCGATATTGGAGTTAACGGAAATAACAGAAAGGAAATTGAGGAAATATTTAATGTTTTCGATTCTTATTCAACAAAATGCCAGGTTCAACCTGATGAGATTGACATGAGAGGAAATAAGCCAAAGATCTTTATTGGCCATGGAGGGGAAAAAGATTGGAATGAATTGGCAAATCATTTAAACTATAAACACGGATTTCAAATTGAGGCATACGAAGCAGGAGCAAGAGCTGGACATACAATTCGTGACATTCTAGAATCAATGCTTGAAAACTCATCATTTGCATTGTTAGTTATGACAGGTGAGGATCTTATGGCAGATGAAAATATTAGAGCAAGACAGAATGTGATTCATGAAGTAGGTTTATTTCAGGGACGATTAGGTTTTAATCGAGCAATTATGCTAGTCGAAGAAGGGATTGAGGATTTCAGCAATATGGATGGAATTCAGCAAATAAGGTTTTCGAAAGGACATATTAAAGAGACTTTTGGAGAAGTTCTAGCTACAATTAGAAGAGAATTTGATAATTAGGAAATTAATAATATAATGAATGCCAGCGCAGAATAACCGGTTTATGCTATTGTTAGCCGAGGGTTAGCACAGGTTGGTACTCTTGGTTAACTTATGGTAACTCGACTCCATAGCGTTTTGAAAGACGCAACTACACATACCGCCGAACGTTAGCGCACATCAGTAACGTCCGTATTATGTAATAATTAATGAGAGAATGATAGATAATTCCGATCAACTCCCTTCATTTTTAGAGATGGACACTTACCATCTTTCAGAACAACAAGCAAGAAGAACAGTAAGTGAATTGTTAATTGCCACTGGTAGCAAATCACCAAAAGGTGGATGGGATAAAGCGACTATTACTTTCGGACCAACTGAACGGAAGGAAAGCATAGCTTTTAGAGAATTGGTAAGAATTGCAAGATTAGAGGGAGTAGTTTTGCCAATACAAAAACATTTGGACCGATCAGACGATATTTTCGGTGGTACATTTTCACTATCGACACCATCAAGAATGATTGGGCAAGTAACCACCACATATGCTGGTTACACAAAGATTTTAAAACCACCCATGACTGACACACCGGTGGAAAGTGCACTATCTGAAGATATCATGTTCTACAGAGAAGAAACATGCTTTACTAGCAATAATCATGATTTCGAAATGTGTACCAGAAATTATAGGTCATATTTGTTTGCCTGTATAGCATTAGTGGATGCTTTCATTAATAGGCATATCCTAATATATAACTTCAGGGAACTCAACTCTGCAATATTTGAGGAATTACGTCATTCATCTAGACTTGAAGAAAGGATGGATTTGTTTTTAAAAATCTCAACTGGTCAAGGTATTGTCGCTATAAACAAGGGAACTGAATGGGTTCATTTTATGTTACTTAGGAAATTAAGAAATGAAATGACTCACATCAATAGCCCTTCTTTAGGTTATTCTATTGGTGAATTTGCAGATCATTTGAATTACTCAAAATTGGGTATAGGTGGATTATTGAGGTTAATAAGAATGAAGCAGAAAAAACAATCACTAGGTTTCATTGAGAAAATTCGTACCGCACCTATTGTTCACTTAAATGATATTACGTTTAAAGCTGATGGCAAACAAATCGTTAAACGTATAAAATAAAACGTGCACTAACAGGTCGGTTTATGTCACTGCCTCTCCGGTCACCGGCAAAAAAATTTCATCCCCAGTATTGACTTGTATATTTTTTCTTCCGATATTTGATGTTGCAGCTGTCCCGATCGGGACTCACCTCAAATGATGATTGCAGCGAGACATTTAAAGGGAATGCTGCTTTTCTTTTCTTTAGCCTTGGCATGGTTTGTCTCATCTCCTCTGCAAATCTCTCTCTCTCCTGGTGGATGTCCCCCTTCAGCTCCGGGTGTAATTCCTGCAATTTCTGTCTGGCACGTCTGATGCTTTCGTGACTGGCGAACTTTCTGCTAATGCACAATCTCGCATAGTCGTCAAGCATATAGCCTTGTGTCCTTATAAACTTGCGCTGCTCGGCATGGACTTTGAACCTTAACAGCTCGTCATTGTCCCTTGCTTCAGGGACCTCTATGAGGACCTTCAGCACGATATCAGTTATGCTCAATATTTTTTCAATCATGGTCTGCCCAGTTTTCTTTATGCTTCTTGTTCCACTATCTTCTATTTTGCCAGTAAATTCACAAACCAATTCACTATATACAGCCACACGGCGGTCCCTGCTCCAGTGATGCCAACCAGCAATATCAGGGCGTAAAACGCCCCAAATATTGCTTTAGGCCGACTATACTCAACCCGAGTGTATTCTGTATTCTCAATCGGTTTGTTCATAGCCAGAGAGGCTACTGCTCAATAATTGCGATGAAGGGAGCAAGCGCCTTAATTGCCATGATCTGCTCATCAATAATCGTGTCCCTGATTTCATCCATTGCCTGACTTGCGCCGGGAGAGAAAAGCTGAAGGTTAACAACCCGTCCATTGATTGACGCATAGAATTCGACCTCAATCTCCTCTGGCTGGCTCCCCTTAAATAATGGGATGTTCAGCTTGAAGGACTCTGGAAGGTTTGAGGTGACAATACCCGAATAATTATCTTTGAAGTCACCGGACTCAGCCCTTTGCTTCTCGACTTTTGATGACACGTTGGCATTGAAGTTTTTCAGTTCAGACACCAGCTTCATGCTCCCGGCCTTATCAACAAAATAGGCCCGGTTCATTTTCATAAACTGGCCAAGCTCGTTCGGTTCCCACTCCTTGCCTGAATTGATTCCAAACTCGACAAACTTTGGATGCTGAACCAGCTTCCCTATGACCTCTCCGGTGTTGTACTGGTCATCTTCATTTATGGTCAGGGTCATTGACATCGCCTCCCGGTCCACCAATATGTGACAGCGTTTCTGGTTCACCTGGTCTGGCTGGTCCCTTCTCTGGGTAAGGAATTCTACCAGTGCGCCTATCGTTCCGGATATGCTTGTTTTTACAGGCGGCTTTACCGGAAGTTCATTTACGGAATTGACTTCCCGGATAACTACCTCCGCAACCTGTACGCCGTCTGCAAAATTGATTTGTAATTTTTCTGTTTGCATGATATATATGGTTTAGGTTAAAATTCGTTTGCTTTTATTGTGACGCCTTGCTTCACTTCATCTTTGAAGCTGGGACATGCCCTGAAACGTGGAACTGCATGAGCAGGGATGACAACTGATTTACGCCGTCTGATATCCTGTCCTGTTTTCTCCTTTCTGATCACAGGCTCCAGTGTGCCAAAGCCCCGGATGAACACCGATTTCCCTGACGTAATCGCCATCTTTGATTCGTTCAATATGGCGTTCAGAACCTTCTCCACTAACTCCTTGTCCACGTTCGCACGTTCTGCCGTAAGGAATACTAACTCTTTCTTTGTCATCGTTTTTGTTTAATTGTCTGTACCTGTTTTTCTCGTTACCTGAAATATTGTCGGCTGCATTTCATCACCGGTTATTGGCCTGAAGTCAACCAGGTCACCTTCCCTGTTGTAGAAACCGACCATTTTTTCTTCCGGGAAGGCAAACTTGTAGCAAGTCTCGTTTTCTACGAATTCAGCCTTCTGCTTCAGCCCTTTCAGTAAAAGCTTGCGCTGTTCGTTCAGCGGCTTCAGCTCCTCTTTGAATTTCTCAATTATGGCCTTCTTCTCGTCCTCAATATCATTGATCTGGATGGCAGTTTCAGACAGTTCGTCTTTCATCTCCTGGATCTTGTCCGGGCCGAGCCGCTTCATGTAGCCCATTGCGACGATTGCGTCACAATTGTCGTTCAGGTATGTCCCTCTTTGTAGAGCAGGAATCTCTTTACCAAGTGTTTTGTCCATTGTTTTATTCGTTTTTTGGTTTGTATACATTGATTAATTGCCTATAAAGCAATACTTTGAATATGCCTTTAAACCTCATCAATGAGGTTATACATTTTAATGTCATCGACATGTACCCAGACTTTCTTTACCCGGTTTTTAAACTGTATGGCCCGGTAGTTATTCCAGATTTCATTGCCAAACTCGCTGCCCTTCTTAAGCATCTCCTCGTAATTAAAGACCTTGATCTTCCTGTCAAAGCTGACGAAATCAGCGACTGTTGGTGTCGGATACTGGCAGGTGTCTATAACATGGTTCACGGCATCCGTAAGCCTCTCGTTACAGAAATTGTTGTCGATTATCCTTGACGCCAGGATATCATAGAATCCGTCAGGCAGAGTTGGGAAGGCCGCTTTAATTTTCGTAATGTTTACTGCTGCCACTTCATTTGTGAAGACACCTGCATACACGCTTATCGAATCATTGTACTGCGCTCTGATTAAGGGGGAAGTATTTGTCGATAACCCTTGTGAGGTCTTCTCTCGTAGCTGGCCTGTTGCCGTTTTTATTAAGGACTTTATATTTTCCATTTCTCAAAATTTTATTGATCTCGTTAAATTTACTTGCAACCATTGAAAGGGTCAGGTTATCCTGAATGAAGGCATCGTCAATATAGATGACCAGTGGGAACCAGTTGGAGAATCTTTCTTTTGCGTCCTCTGTTTTGCCGTCAGGAAATTGCTGTTTGTAATGTTTGATCAACGCCGCCGCCGCCGCCCTTTCTTTTCCCATGCTTGCAATTGAATATTTCATACCGAATGATTTCTCATAGCCCTTTGCCCATTCAGAAATAATCCAGTCAGGCAAATCTTGTGTGGGTATTTTTGGCACATCGACAGGTGTGCCAGTAATTACTTCTTCTCCTTCTTCTATATTCTTTTCTTTCTTAGTTGTTGTTACTCGCTTGTTATCCGTTTGTTGCTCGCTTGTTACTCGTTCGTTATCCGTTTGTTGCTCGGCTGGTGCAGCAGACTGGTAACTGTCATATTTACATACCGTTATATATGTTCCTTCGCTTGTTCCTTTTTTTATAATTTCTCCGGTGCTTTCTAATTTAGATAACACTATCCTTAATTGCATTGGAGACAGATGAAGCTCATTCGACAGGTTCTCTGTTGATGTAAAAAATTGCCCACGTTCAATGATTTTGCCCCTCCATCGTTTTTGCTTGTAATTAGACTTTAACAACAGGTGCAGGAATACAACTTTACAGTTATTGTCATCATACCATTCCCAGTCAATGAATTTACGCCATAGTTTTATGTAACCGCCGTCATCCATCAGTACCCGGTCTTAGTCAGGCGGAGCCCTTCTTTTTCGTAGCTAAGAAGCGATCTAAGCCCTTCAATCTGATGAGTGCAAGACTTATTCACCCGATCCAGCCAGTCAGCCAGAAACGCCTCCTGTTCGCAAACGCTGTCCAATAGTGCGTTTTGCACACTGGCAGACAATCGTTCGGCCTTGGCCACCGTCATGATTGTGTTCCTGATCTCAACCGATTTCCGGGACCGGAGCAATCGCTTGGCTTGCGCCAGCATCTCCCCTGATCTCGCCATGTAGGACATGAGCTGGGATATCCTGTCGGAAATTTCTTCCGGGTTATTTGAGCAGACAATATCAAGGTAAGCCTGAATTGTAGCTGTCTCTCTTTTTAGTTCATCCATTCGGTTTAGTTAAATAAAATGACTCCGATCCCAATCTGACTGCTTCGTGGACGTTCTGTCAGATCAAAAAAGGAGTCATTTAATTTGGCGGCGTCCACTCCGTATATTTTTCCCTGACCAAAGATATTTTTAATATTGCTTAATGGACAATGTATTTAAGTTTATTTTTCAGTTAATAAGGGGATAGGTTCAGGTCAAGTGTCAACCCCTTGTCTGCAATGACAATTGGCTTCCCGGAAATCCCTGACAACTCCGCAATGATCTCGTTTTTATCGCTATTTCTCCCGGACATGTGTATCAGGGTAATGGTATTCACCCCGGACAAGTCCTGATTAAGCAAGACCTTTTTTGTCGTTTGAAGCTCCATGTGTGTTGTCATCAGTCGCCGCTTTTCCCATGCTTGAGTATGCCCGTTATCTATTGCATACTCCAATGCTCTGTCGGTGTAATTGCATTCCAGCATGACATGATTGAGGCCCTTGAAACTGTACTCGCACATAAAACTGTCGGTCAGAAACATCAGGTTCCCCATCTCCGGGTGACTGACAATGTACCCCATACAAGGGACATCATGGTGGCCCGGAAATGGCAAGACAGTAAAACGCCCGGTTTGAAATTTGACCAAAGGCTGAACTTCCGTTGCTCCTGCAAGTCTTTTCATTGCGATCACTGATGCTGGGGCATACGTTTGGAAGACCTGGCTGTAGTCAATTGCATATTTTGCATGGTCTCCATGAATATGAGAGATCAGGCATCCTGCCACCTTTGCGATATTGAAATCCAGTGCTTTCTTGGCTGCGATCAATCCTACTCCAGTCTCAAGAATGAGGGCCTCTGTTTCGGATTGAATCACATAGCCATTGCCAGCTGACGAAGACCCTAAGACCGTTAGCTGCATCCCTAATAAGGCAGGTCGCCCTGTGCGTTTGCTCCTTCTGGTGCGGCCCCTACAGACAAGGCTGGCTGCTCCCCAGTGATGTCTATTGTCTGTATCTCAGCTTCACTGATCGCATTGTTCCGGTCCTCCATTGAATCGGCAGCCATATCGGATGTCAGTGCGGTCTGCATCTCTATTGACAGGTATCCGTACTTGGAAAGCAGGTTTCTGAGAACAGTCTTTAAAGCCATGCCGTCAAAGCCACCAACCCACCCCAGACCAATAGGGTCTTTCCCGGCAAGGACCATCAGGCTCTGGACCGTCACTGCCTTGTCTGCTTTAATGCTGGCAGCAAACCGCTTAGCGTGTTTTGCCATCGTCTCCAGATCAATGTAAAGTGTCTTTGAAAAGCCGTTCAGCAACTCAAAGTGGGCAAAGTAGCCAACAACTTCATCACTATCTCTGGTGTCTTTGAAAGAGATCGCCCCGGACAGCTTGTCTTTTCTCTCCAGTTCACCTTTGTAAACAAGATCAGCATTGATATTCCGGTACTGCCCGGTCCTCATGGCAAGCTGAATGTAGCCCTTGTATCCTGGCATGAATGTCGGTGTCATAACTTTGTCCCAGCTGCCGTCAGCTTTTTTGACTGACAGGTTGAACGGGACAACGTAAGCAAAGCCCAGCGCCTTATTGATCGGGAGCTTCATGGTAGCCGCCTTCAGACACTCCATGACCAGAGCATTTGGATCGCACCGCTGAAGGTTCTTATCAGAGTTATACAGGTCAATGACCGATGCGACAAACGCATCTTTGTTGTCCCGGAGGGCGTTCTGGAATTGCTGTTGAACTGAGGGTGCATTAAGCACCCCCTTCAGATAGTCAATACCTTTCTTTGCAACTTCATTGTTTTTCTGTTCCATTGGTTTACGGTTTATGATTGAATAAGCAAATTAATATAATATAGCTTAATAAGCAATATTTTAAACACAATTAATTCAGATGTTCGTTTATTTCACCATACTCGGATATGTACGTCAGCTTGGCGTAGGACTTGTCAACAACCAGATTGATCACCTGGCACTCCATTTCTGGGATATCGACAACTGACTCACGGTTATCTATGAAGATCGGGGCGTAGAAATTGTAATGTTTGCTGATTGCCCGGATAATATCTAGTCCAGCATTGATCTGGCCTGCATTGTTCAGAGTAGAATACAGCACCCCATCAAGCATGCATTCACAGTCCGGAACCGTCTGCCCGTCAACCTGCTTTTTGAATAACCTGAACTGGACAAGTCTGAACAGCTTATTTATCCGAAGTTCGAATTCAGTACTTTTCGCATCCTCAAACTGGGAGATAACATACTCCTTGCTTTCCAGAGTTGCCTTCTCCTGATTGAGTTTTTTCTTCTGCACCGTCAGCTCCTCAATGCGTGTGGCAGTATTCTCGATTGTCTCCCGGCTTGCAAGTTCAATCGTCAGTGCCTGAATTTGGGCGTTTAGCTTGCGTTTCCGGTCATTCAACTCCTCATCCATTGGAGTGTTTGCCTTGTCTTCGAGCAGGGTCCTCAGTTCGTTTATTCTGGCTTCGTTCTTAATGAAGTCCGGGTGATTCCTGAACGGGACCGGCGTGGCTTCCAGAGTAACCTTCTCCTTCGTGAGCTTGTCCATCTGAGACGAAAGTTCTGAAACGTCTTCCGTAGCGACTTCCCCTATCTCCGCAACCTCCTTCTCCAAAAGCTCGATCTGGACCTTTAGCCCTTTGCCCTTCGTCACGTTGGCCTCAATCTTCCCTGCCTTCGTCTGGTTAAACGCCTCGGCCATCTCCAGCTGCTTTGTCTCAATGTCATCAATGTCCAGTGGACGGTGACAGGTCGGGCAGTCAAAAGAGCCTTCAGGGAATACCAGTTTCTCAGCGTTCACAGCTTCGTATTCCGTCAGCAGCTTGGCTCGTTCCTGCTTCAGCTTCTCAATCTCGAATGTTAGGTATGACCTGCGTGTCTGCTTGGCGATGCCGTCCGACTGTTTGTTATTGATCTGTGTCGATAAAGCCCTGATCGTGCTTTTGATTGTCTCCAGCAGCTCTGTCCGCTTGGCCTGTTCAATGTTCTCGATCTCCTTATTGGCTCCGACCAGTTGGTTCATCTCTATCTGGTATTCCAGCCTGACTGATCCTGCTGCTGCTACCTTCTTTGATTCGTCCGTCAACTGACCGTCAATTTCGGCAAGTGAGGCTCGTGCTGCCTCTTTAGCGACTTCGATCAGCTGCCAGTCTTTCTTCTCCGGTTCATTTCGCTTCAGCTCGGCGATGCGTGGCACGATGTCATCAATGTCCTTCTGGATCAGGCTCTTTTTTGCAGCCAGTGATTTCTTGAACTGGGCCAGTGTTACGCCAGCGATCTCCTTTAGCATGGCTTCATATTCAGGATTACCGGCGGCAATCTGCTCATCAGTCACGTTGTCAACCATTGAGAAAAGCATCTTACGCTGGTCATCTCTGGTCAGGCTGGTGAAATAATGAGGGTTAGAGACAGCCTTAAAAACAAACGGAGGACAAAACTCGCCGACTTTTGCGTCATATTCCTTTTTCTGAACCCCTACATCATTAATGTAGAATAGGGTAGTGTTGCCCTTGAAAACTTCGTCCTCTTTGGTTTTGGGCTTCACCCATTCTTCATGCAGGACCCGTCTCAGTTTTAACTCATGAGAGCCGTCAATAATAAGGGTAGCCTTAACCTGGCTGTCCAGCCTGTGTTCGGGCTCTCCGTTTTTCAGGGGTTTGATCTGGTGATCAGCCCGGTCAAAATTATCAATACCCAGCAGGAGCCAGATGAATGATGCAAAGACAGAGGTTTTCCCGGTCCCATTATTACCTAGAAAATAGCTCTCGTTGGAAGTAAATGTGAAGGACTCTTTTTTGATTCCTTTCCAGTCGCTGATGTCCAGCTGCTTTAAGTAAACTTTCATAAGTATACGGTTTAAGTGGTTATCTCTTTTTGCTGACTAAACTCATTGCAAGCTCTGCGTCAACAGCAATTTTTCGCCCGATCTGGACTATGGCCTTGTCGATCTTACCGCTTTGCTTAATAGAATTGGCAGTTGTCTTTGAACAGCTGAACAGCTCAGCGATCCCGGTAATGCCATAAACGTATTTCTTCTCTAATGGTGTTATTACTGTTTGCGGTTTAGTCACCTGCTCTTGTATCTCAATAAACTCACCGACAGTCAGCTGCCAGATGGGAGTTGCTTTATCAACCATTTCCGACCTCCGTTCTCCCTTGCGTGTGCAGGATTACAAGCGATCTAAACAACCTATTGTAGCTCGTTAATGACAGCCCAGAACAATCTCTCCAGTCAATCTCAATGCCATGCTTGAGAACCGTCATCTGTAGTGCCGAGAAATCAGTCCTGATACTTAGCTGCCTATTTATCTTGTGAACCATGACTGGATCGTATTCATCAAATGTGGTGGCAATGCCACTGCAGCTACCTGCTACTTCCTTATTAAAGGTTCTCTCCATTTCATTACATGAATAAATCAGCCTCCGGGATGCCAGTTGCTTCTGAAAGAACTTGGTAGAATTCTTTGCGGCTGGGTCTGAACTTGTCGTAGATCCAAAACCGGACAGTCTGCTCAGAGGTCTGGCATTTATTAGCAATGTCCCGTATAAAGTCTGTCTTAGGACTTGTCTGGGCTGGCAAATCGTCAT